GTTTCACATCCCGCCGAGTCTGTTGATCGGTTTGATTGATCGTTCCGATGCTTGCAAGTTGGGGGAAGGCAAGCTCATGGTCAAGGGAAAGGGTTATTCCTACGTCACTTGTGTTGTGGCTTCTAAGGGGGAATAGTCATACTTCGTTTCATATTCCAACATGAGGAGAGAGATGTCACAAGCTACTCAGACGCGAATGGTGTTGCGGTTACATCCTGTAGTGCGATACTTGGTCAATTACGAGATTGAGTGGATCGACGATGGTTCATCGGGAATCAAATGGGTCAATTGCGGCACAGGTGAAAAGACGAAAGTTTGCTTCGTGTGCGGATGCCACATCGATGACAATCAGAAGGGATCGGTTGTCAGGATTAGAGACAAGGGACGGTACACGTTTTGTCAGGATTGTGTATCGAAGATTGAATATCTGTCTACCAGGCAGACAGATGCCCTACCCAGAAGATTTGCAGGGAATCATTCCGGAAACTTGTCATAAGAGGAATAGCCTGTGGGGTTTTTCACAGAATCAGCCGTCATAAGTAATGCCCATTTAGGCACACCTCAGTGTGGGCTGTGCGGATTGCATTCGACTTGTCTCTCTCCGTATATGGAAACGACGGGAGAAGGCAGGCGGAAGATATTGGTTGTGGCCGAAGCTCCTGGTCGAGAAGAGGATAAACAAGACATTCAGCTTGTAGGGGAATCAGGTCAGTTGTTTCGCAAGGTGCTGGCTTCCCACGATGTTGATCTTGACAGGGATTGTTGGAAGACTAATGCTATTGTCTGCCGTCCCCCTGATAACGAGAAGCCAACAAAAAACCAATTAGGGTATTGCTTCCCCAATCTGATTGACACGATCAGACGATTGGAGCCGGAAGTGATTCTCTTGCTGGGTGGTGTGGCTGTTGATTCGTTGGTCGGTTACTTGTGGGGTGGGGATGTTGGCAACGTGACCCGATGGGTTGGTTGGAAGATACCAAGCCAGAGGTTGAATGCTTGGGTCTGTCCCACCTATCATCCTGCCTTTCTGCTACGTTCTAACAGTCCTGCTCTGGACTTGTGGTTCGGAAGGCATGTAGAAGCTGCCTTGTCTCTGAGTGGCAGACCGTACTCAACTGTTCCTGATTACGCTTCTCAGGTGGATTGTGTGTTCAATCCAATCACGGCTGCCAAAATTCTTCGTAAGATGCGAGAGAAGGGAGGTACGATCGCATTCGACTATGAAACCAATATGCTCAAGCCCGATGGGGAGGATGCTAGGATTCATAGCTGTGCCGTCTGTTGGGAAGGGAAAAAGACGATAGCCTACCCGTGGACGATGGAAACGGCTGCGGCTACTAGGGAGTTGCTGAGGGATGATAGGACAAGCAAATTAGGCTGGTCAATGAAATTTGAGGAAAGATGGACTAGGGCTATTCTCGGCTGCAAAACGAGAGGATGGGAAACGGATGGTATGGTGTTAGCCCATGTCTTAGATCATCGGAGACACATTACCTCGGCAAAGTTCCAAGCATTCGTTCGGTTGGGGCAGCCTTTATGGAGCCAGGCAGTGGAGCCATTCCTTAAAGCTCCTAGTGCAAACAAGCTTAACAGAATCTACCAAGTGGATACGAAGGACTTGCTTCTCTATAATGGTATGGATGCCTTGTTGGAGTATGTCATGGTCAGGCAACAGCAAGAGGAGTTGAATTGGTTATGATCTACTTAGCTTCACCCTATACACACGAAGACCCCGCTGTTCAAGAGCAGAGATACAGGGATGCTGTTAAGACATGTTCTTACTTGATGAAGCGAGGGGTATTGGTATTTTCCCCTATAGTATACAGCCATCCCATTATTGTTGAGGGTGGTCTTGCAGGGGATTGGGAGCGTTGGAAGGAATTTGACCTGTTCTTTCTGCGTAAGTGCAGAGAGTTTAGGATACTTATGTTGGAAGGTTGGAAGGATTCTGTGGGGATAAAAGAGGAGACCGCGTGGGCTGAGGATCATAGGATTATGGTTTATCATATGGAGCCCGTTGAATGATCCCAACCAGACCCGACGCATACAAGCTACTCCACGATGGCTGCTTGGCCTTGGCCGATGTAGAGGCCAATGGTATTAGGGTGGACGTGCCAAGGTTGAAAGCAACTATCCGAGAAACAGAGGGGAAAATAGAAGGGTTAACCGATTCACTCCACCAAACGGATATGTGGAAGCGATGGAGCAAGAGGTTCGGAGACAAGACAAATGGTAACAGCCCGTTGCAGTTGGGGGTAATGCTTGAGGAAATGGGCTGCAAGGTGAAGAAAACCAAGAGTGGTAGAGTCTCCACCGATGCCGGGACATTGGCCAAGATAGATGATCCGTTCGTTGTTGATCTTCTAAAGAGGAAGAAATTGGAGAAGCTTAGAGGCACTTACCTTGAGGGTGTGTTGCGAGAAGTGGTGGATGGGTATGTGCATCCTGTGTTCAATCTTCACTTAGTCACTACGTATAGGTCATCGAGTGATTCTCCCAACCTCCAAAATCAGCCTATACGTGATCCGGAGATAGGAAAAGCCATTCGCACTTGCTTCATTCCTAGAGACGGGCATGTCTTGGTGGAAATAGACTATTCACAATTGGAAGTGCGAATAGCTGCATGTTATCACGAAGACCCTACGATGTTGGAGTACATCAAAGACCCAACGAAGGATATGCATAGGGACATGGCAGCCGAGTGCTACTTGCTTGGCACTGAGGAAGTGTCAAAGCCCGCTCGTTTCTGTACTAAGAATATGTACGTGTTCCCTCAGTTCTACGGTGATTATTGGGGTCGATGTGCTCCTAACTTGTGGAACGCGATCAAGGAAATGAAACTCGAAACCGTTTTGGGTTTTTCTTTGAGGAAGCACTTGCGGTCCAAAGGCATTACGAGGTTGGGGAAGGTTGATGGTAGCCCGGAGGAAGGGACGTTTGCCCATCACATTCAACAGGTAGAGGCTCGTTTCTGGGGCGAACGCTTCCCAGTCTACGATCAGTGGAAGAGAGACTGGTTTGAGGCGTATAATGAGATAGGGGGATTCGACCTACTGACTGGGTTCCGGATTGAGGGAGTGTTGAAACGAAATGACGTTATCAATTATCCTGTACAGGGGGCAGCTTTCCATTGTCTGTTGTGGAGTCTGATTCGTTTGCAGAAGTGGCTTCGACGCAATCGAATGAAGAGCAAGATAGTCAGTCAGGTACATGATTCTCTGGTGATAGATTGTTGTATTTCAGAATTACAAGACGTTCTCTCGGAGGCCAAACAGATAATGACTCAGGATATTCGCAAGGTGTGGTTATGGATCATTGTTGACTTGGAAGTGGAAGCCGAAGTGGGGGAAAACAATTGGTGGGAAAAGAAAGAGGTGGAGATTGCATGAGTGGTAACGGCAAGTTTACATACGAAGACTTCCTCGCAACCAAGCAACAGCGAAAGCTGGAGAAGGGATTCGAGCCACTTTGGATACCCGACTTTCTGTTTGACTTTCAGAAGGTATTGGCGGAATGGTCAATTAGAGTTGGTAGAGGTGGTTTGTTTGCTTCCACAGGATTAGGAAAAACACCAATTCAACTTGTATGGTCAGAGAACGTCATTCGCAAAACAAATGGGAACGTCTTGATTCTTACCCCGTTGGCTGTTTCCTATCAGACTGTGAGAGAGGGAAAGAAATTTGGAATCAAATGTACCCAATCACAGAAGGGGAAGGTTTACAAGGGGATTACAGTTACCAACTACGAACGGTTGGGGTATTTCTCTCCGTCCGATTTTGTTGGTGTAGTGGTTGATGAATCGAGTGCGATAAAGGCTATGGATGGGAAGAGGCGAAAGGCAATCACTGAGTTTCTTTCCAAGGTTGATTACCGATTGCTTTGCACAGCAACACCGGCACCCAATGACTTCATGGAGTTGGGAACATCGGCCGAAGCTTTGGGGGTCATGGAATATAACCAAATGTTGGCCATGTTTTTCATTAACGATGGCGAGACAACTAGCCAGTGGAGATTGAAGGGGCACGGTAGGCGGGAGTTTTGGCGTTGGGTTTCGACATGGGCAAGAGCGGTTCGCAAGCCATCTGACCTGGGCTTTGAGGATGGTAAGTTCAATCTTCCCCCATTGAATACGTATCAGCATGAGGTGAAGAGTAAGATACAGCCGGGGTGTTTGCTTGTGACCGAGGCAATGACGCTTGCAGATCAGAGACAAGAGAGACGTAGCACATTGCGGGAGCGTTGCGAGAAAGTAGCTGAATTGGCTCCAAAGAATCGACCGTTCATAGCTTGGTGCCACCTGAATGCCGAGGGTGATCTTCTGACGAAGTTGATTCCCGATGCTGTACAAGTGGCGGGAAGTGATAGGGATGAGGTTAAGGAAGAAAGACTAGATGGTTTTGCACGAGGTAAGATTCGTGTGCTGGTTACGAAGCCCAAGATAGGTGGGTGGGGGTTAAATCTTCAGCATTGTTCGGACTTGTCTTTTTTCCCTTCTCACAGTTTTGAGTCGTGGTTCCAGTGCGTTCGCCGTTGTTGGAGGTTTGGGCAGAAACGCCCTGTCAATGTTCACTTGGTAACGAGTCAAGCCGAGTCAAGGGTCTTGGCAAACATGATGCGAAAAGAGAGACAGGCCAATCAACTGTTCGATGGAATCATTCGGGAAATGAATGAGTTCCAAATGGGAAAGAAACAAAAGCAAGTTACAATGGAAGAGGAAAGGTTGCCGGCATGGTTGTGAAGAATCAGAAAGTGACTGAGCAATATGCACTATACAATGGTGATTGTGTGGAAGTGTTGCAGACGATACCAAGTGAGTCTGTAGGCCACTGCATTCATTCGCCACCCTTTCACTCGTTGTACACTTACTCAGACGATAAAGCCGATATGGGCAACTGCAAAACGAAGAAAGAGTTCTTTGCCCAACTCGACTTTCTGATTGAACAGTTACACAGGGTGATGATGCCAGGCCGCGATGTGGCTGTACATTGCATGGAATTACCAACACATAAGCGGGATGGTGAGGAGATAGGGATATGGGACTTTCCTGGCGAGATTGTTCGTCGCTACATTAAACGGGGATTTACTTATCATGCCCGTTTCTGTATTTGGAAAGACCCCTTGCTTGCGGCCACACGAACTAAGGCGATCGGTTTAGCACATAAGGCATTGGTCAAGGATTCGGCAATCTGCCGGACTGGATTGCCTGATTACGTCGTCGTATTTCGCAAGCCGGGCGAGAACCCGAATCCTATTTCGCATCCCGATGGATTGACGGAGTATCATGGGGCAAGGGAAGTGCCGCGGGAGTTTGACAAATACAAAAACTTTCAAGGCCCGCAAGGAAAGAATCGTCGATCGCAATGGATATGGCAACAATACGCTTCGCCTGTTTGGTTTGACATACAGCAGACCAAAGTTCTACAATTTCGAGAGGCGAGGGATAATGATGACGAACGCCATATTTGTCCATTACAGCTCCAAGTCATCGAACGCTGTCTCGCATTGTGGGCAACGAAAGGCGATGTAGTGTTAACACCATTTATGGGTGTTGGTTCGGAAGTCTACGTTGCCGTGAAGAATGGATGCAAGGCAATCGGAATTGAGCTAAAGGAATCGTACTATCTACAAGCGGTGAAGAATCTCAGGCGTCTGAAAACAAAAACCAAATTTGAGAAGGGATTGGGGATCGAGTAATGGAATTGTACAAAAAGCACAGACCGACCAAGCTGAGTGAACTGATTGGCCAAGATACAGCCGTTGGTGTTTTGACTGATCTTGGGAAGAAAAAGAGAATACCCCATTTCCTGTTACTGACGGGCGGTTCGGGCCAAGGCAAAACCACGCTAGCTAGAATCCTGAAAACCAAACTCAAGTGTTCCGATCAAGACTTCACGGAGTTGAATTGTGCAGACTTTCGTGGTGTTGATATGGTTCGGGACATTCGTAGAGCCATTACGCTTGCTCCGTTAGCAGGGCCTTGCAGAATTTGGTTGATAGATGAAGCACATCAAATGACTCGCGTTGGGCAGGAAGCTTGCTTGAAAATGCTCGAAGACACGCCCGAGCATGTTCACTTCATTTTTGCAACTACCGATCCGGCGAAGCTCATCAAGACTATCAAGACAAGGGCAACTGAGATTAACCTGCGTCCCTTGAGTGATACAGACATGAGAGTTTTGCTTGATCGTGTCTGTGTTGCCGAGGAAAAGAAATTCGACGACGACGTTCTCAACAAGATTGTCCGTCATGCTTATGGCAGTCCAAGGAAAGCCCTAGTCATTTTGAATTCGATTTTCGATAAGCAAGATGTTGATGAGCAATTGGAGGCAATCGAGAAGGGTGACAGTCAAGCCGAGGGCATCCAATTGGCAAGGGCCTTGCTCAATACCCGTAGCTCTTGGAGCGACGTAGCGGGCATCCTCAAGATTGTGGAGGGGGAGCCAGAGAGCCTACGCTACCTCGTGCTGGGCTATTGCTCAACGGTCATGCTCGGCGGCGGGAAGATGGCAGGTCGAGCGTATGATATAGCAGACGCCTTTAGGGACAACTTTTTCGATACGAAGAAAGTGGGCCTTGTCTTGTCCTGTTGGGAAGTCATGCACGGAGAGGGTTAACAATGTTTGTTTGCTTGAATGAGTTGCGTGAACTTCAAGTCCAACTGATTACAACAGAGCCTGCGAGTGATAGTAAGGACGCAATGTTGGTGAAGGATGCAATCAGAGAGATTGAGCATTTACGTGGCTTGGTTCAAGAGTTGGGACATGGTGTGAGTTGGTCGGGGGAAGATTGTTGTGAACGTTGCAAAAATATCGAGAGTCAGTGTACATGTGATTAGGAGCAGTTGAAATGGCCAGTCGAGTCAGATACGAGCTATCACGCACGATCAACATGGGCAATTATGAATCAATGAAAGTGACGATCGGGGTAGAGAGAGATTGTAAGGCTGTTGATGAGGCTGTTACGTTGGACAAGTTGAAAGACTTCGTTCAATCCGAGATTGAGAAAGAAGAAAAGAGGATCAAGTTATGAACCCGAAGCAAGATTTGCAGATAGACAGAGACCGACTCGACGATGAGTGGGTGGCACAAGCCCCAATGCGTAGGGACTATGGCAGGAAAGTGGCCGAAGTTAGGAAGTTACATGCCGAAGCAAAAAATACCCTAGCCGTTGTCGAGGCTGAGTTGTATCTGGTAGTATCAAAGTGTCCAGAAGAATTTGGACTGGCCAAGTCAACCGAGAATTCAATCAAGGCAGCGGTACAATCGCATGTCAAAAGGCAGGAGGCTTTCATTGTAATGTTGGAAGCCAAGCACGACTTGGATATTTGGGAGGCAACGGCCACTGCTGTTGATGATAGGAAGAAAGCACTGCCTGATTTGGTTAGTCTATTTCTGAGTGGTTACTTCGGAGAACCAAAGGCAAAAGGCAGAGAAGCACAAGAGTATGTTGAACGGGTGAAAAGCAAACGTGCATTCAAGCCAATTGATGGAAAGAGGAGAAAGGCAACAGAATGAGCAATCCATTTACTATCATGGGATGGATCGTTGTTGCAGTTCTGTTCGTGGCTGTCGTCATCCCAATTGGGATTGGTGTTGCTGTCAAGTTGTCACGTAAGGCGTGGATACAAACAAGTCGAGAGTTTTTAGACAAAGGAAATCAAGATGAGTCCAACCAGAAGTAGAAAGCGTCGTCGTCCCAAGCCATTGGCCAAGGGCCAAGGCCATGGCAGTGGCACATTGAAGGGCGAAGGTATTCAGTTCTTTCAATTGAAGAAACAAGGCATTCGTCGAATCAATGTCATTCCGTATGTGGTTGGGGATGCCGTTCCCAATCCACGGGTGGAGTCCGGAGAGTACTATAGTGAGCATATATTCTATGTGCATCGGCAGGTAGGGCCAGACAAGCGTGATTATCTATGTCCAGCGAAGATGGTGAATAAGCCTTGTCCCATTTGCGAGTATCAAGCCGAGTTGCAAAAAGACCCGGACGCTGATGAGAAATTGGTCAACAGTTTTTGGCCAAAGCAACGCCAGCTTTGGAATGTGGTTGATCTTGATGCTCCTGAGAAGGGTGTGCAGATTTGGGATATTAGTTGGCACTTGTTCGGCAAGGAATTGCAAGCTGCCATAGATGAAAAAGAGGAAGATTCCACCATCGACGATTTTGCCGATCCCGACGAGGGTTTCGAGTTGAAGTTGAAAGTTAGAGAGGAAAGTATTGGTGGTGGGTCGAAGTATTACGATGTGTCGGGAATCGATTTCAAGGAAAGGCGAAAGCCGATTAGTGATGCTGTTTTGGACGATGCCCGTTGTCTTGACGAGTTGTTTGTGATCCACGATTACGAAACGATCAAAAAGGCTTTTCACGTCGACGATAACCCCGACGACGAGGAAGAAACACCGGAGAAACCAACCAGACCCAAGCGTCGGAGTAAGTCGGTTAAGGATAGCGATTTCGAGGATGACCCCAACGATGACGGTTTCGATGATGAGGAAGAAACATCTAAGAAGCCTTCTCGCAAAAAGAAACAATCAACTGCCGACGACTTCGGAATTGAGAAGGGTATGGAGGTGACTTACGAAGGGGAGATTGTTACCGTAGTC